ATGTCAGAAGACGAGTTAAGAGGCTGTATGAACTCTTTAATAGTAAGATACCCTTATTTTAAACTGTTTTTCGATTATGGTTTCGGACATAATCATATGTGGGTGAAAGCATCAGGTTCTTTAGAAAGATTGATATTGGTTGAGTTCTAATCCGGTAGCTTTCGAGCTGCCACAATATACACGATTATGAAAGCGGATTTAGTTTTAGTTATCAGCCCTGAAGCCCCACTAATGAAACAACTGGGCAAGGTATTGGGTAAGCTATGTACACCATACGACTTTTCTACCATAGAGAGAGGCGAGAAGTACATCACCATACAGCATGATGAAACAGGGCTTGTAGTGGCTTATACGAGTGAAGAAAGATTGAATGTGAAAAATTGAATGCGAAACATTAAATATAGATTATAAATGAAAGGTAATTGTACGTTAGAACTTGATGTAGACAGTGTGGCATTGAATAATGCAATGTCTAAAGCTGTCAGTGATGCTGTAAAAAGCCTCAATATTGAGCAGATAGTAAATGCAGAAGTAACAAGAAGAATAGGCAAAAGCGTAAGCAAATCAATACAAGACGGCACATTTGTTAGAGCAGTTGCAAAGAATGTAGCCAAAGAATTTGATGCAAATATCATTGTGCCCCTTCTTGATATTGAAGAGCTGAAAACTATGGTTGCAGAAAAAATCAGTCAGAAAATAATTAGTAAAATGGGGATTTAATTATGAACTCAATTAACGACGAAAGAGGTTGCAGCGTATGCCAGCCCGGTAAAGAGAATTACACTACCTACAACACCAGGTTGAGAGGTAAGAGAGTGAGAATGTACAGTACGATTACCGTACTGAAAGTGGTGAACTCTTTGCTTGTTGTGCGCCTACCTTAGAGGCGTGTAGAGAAAGACGGGATAAATGGCTTAGTTCACGACAATAAGCCGATTGTCGTGTATAACGATTGAAGATATTTCGTTATCTTTGGTTGTGGTAGTACCTTTGGGGTACTATCGCGGGGTGTAGCAGTGGTAGCTTTTCACTTTGACTTGGTGAAGGTCGGTTGTTCGATTCAGCCCCCCGCAACTATTGAGTATTAATTAAAAAAATGACACGATTATGAACATTCTTACATTAAGCATCAAACAGAAGTATTTCGATGAAATCTTGGCAGGCAAGAAAACCCACGAATACCGTGAAATCAGACCAACTAACGCTAAGAAGTATATCACTTACCTATGTGGCGGTAAAGAATATCCGGCTGATGCAGAACTGCCTGAAGAAGGTGAGGTAGAATTGAAGCCTATCAAGTACGATGCAATCAAGCTTCTGACAGGTGCATATACAGGTAAACGTCCTTATATTATCGTTGAAGTGAAAGCAGCAGAAGCTGTTATTCTCACAGATGAAAACGGTAATGATATTGTTTACGAACATCAAGGCGAAGAATATCTTGCTGCACAAATGGATTATACTTTGGGCAAGATATTAGAAAAACATATAGATTGATTTGTTTAACTTTTAAAATTAGAAAGCAGAGTCGCAAGAAGAATTAACAGAGTAGCCGGGCCTCGCAGAAATATGAATGGTGCAGGGGCAGGTGGTAGATTGGTTGCCAATCGTAGAGGTACAGCAAGTGCCACACAGTTAGGATCACGCAGACAGCGTTACAGTGATCTTCGTACTTCATTTGGTTTAAGTGGTGGCTAGCTATGAACAAAGTAGAACAAGCGAGTCAATATATAGACCTCATTCGGGTAAAATCGAATGAGGCTTTACTGTTTTTATCACTTGGTAAAGATTCGCTTGTTCTGCTTGATTTAGTCTATCCGAAGTTTGACCGGATTGTTTGCGTGTTCATGTATTTTGTCAAGAATTTGGAACATATTAACCGTTGGATAAACTGGACTAAAGCCAAATATCCGAAAATAGAGTTTGTTCAAGTACCACATTGGAATCTTACTTATATTCTCCGTGGCGGTATGTATTGTGTGCCAAATCCGAAAGTAAAGCTATTGAAGTTGGCAGATGTGGTAAAGGCTATGCAGCTTACTCATGGAGTTTATTATACATTCTTGGGCATGAAAAAAGCTGATGGTATGAATCGTAGGCTTATGTTGAAAGGGTATGAGGTAAACGGTTACGAGAATAACGGTATGGTTTATCCTTTGGCTGATTGGACACAAAAGGATATTCTTGCTTATATGAGGCAGCACAATTTACCCGAACCAGTTCGATATTCATTGAAAGCCAGTTCGGGAGTAGGTTTCAATCTTGATTGTATGCTTTGGATGGAGAAGAATTACCCGCAAGATTTACAGAGAATTTACAGAGTTTTCCCGATGGCTGAAAGAGTGCTTTGGGAGTATCATAATCAACAAAATTAATAAGGAGGATTGCTGAGTCAGAAAAAGAAAGACAAGAGAACAGATATATGCTCAGGCAGAAAGATTGAGCGAAGCTAACTGGAGAAGAAAAAATACATGGAGTAGCAGTGCTGCAAGCAGGCGTGCAAAACAATCTCGTGATAATCTTATAGCAAGAGCCGAAAGGAATACTCTTCGGCAGAGAGGTTTCGGTCTAAGTAATGGCTAATATGGAATTATCAAAATACATAAAGAGTGAATCGGTGGAACTTAATCGTTCTGCCATTCACTTTGCGGATTATAATCCCCGAAAACTTTCCGATGAATCACGTAAGACACTGAAACGTGGCATCAAGAAGTTTGGTTTAGTCGGTGGAATTGTCGTGAACAAGCGTACTGGTCTTACCGTAGTCAGCGGGCACCAGCGTTTGTCTGTCATGGACGAATTGCAAAAGTTTCCCGATAACGACTACCGCATTCGTGTTGATGTCATAGACGTGGACGAGCAGCAGGAAAAGGAGTTAAACATTCTAATGAACAACCCTAATGCACAAGGGACATGGGATTTTGACGCTCTTGCCCGTATTGTTCCTGATATTGACTGGAAAGATGCAGGTCTGACCGATGCAGACTTGAATATGATTGGTGTCGACTATCTTTTGCAGACCGAAGAGGAAAACTCTATTGCGGATGCTTTGTCTGATATGATGGTCCCAGTTTCCGAACAGAAAGAAGCCGATAAAGCCGCCAAGCAGTTGGAACGTGTCGAAAAGGTTGCCCACATGAAAGAGGTCAAACATCAGGTGAAAGAAAACGCACAGAAGCAAGCCGAGAACATGGATGCCTATGTGGTGTTGTCCTTTGATACCTATGAAGCTAAAGCCGCTTTCTGTGAGCGGTTTGGGTATGACCCCGATATGAAGTTCATAAAAGGAGAAGTGTTCGATGAACAAGTAGAAAAAATAGATTAATTATTGGGAGGAAAGCTGAGTCAGAAGAAGACAAAGAAGTTTTAACGAAATACTTGGTACTGTAAGAAGATTAAAAAGAGTATATCCAGGAGAAGCAAATAATTCGCGAATCATGAACGCAGCAAGAAACGCAGGTAAGAATTTGGCACGAAACTTAGGAGTAGATGCGTCTGTGTTGTCACTTCCTTATTGGCGAAAGCAACGTGGATATACAACTGTAAGTAGAGGATTGGCAAACGGATAATTAATTATGAGCAATAGTGAATCTCAAAACAGAAAAGGTAAAGGAGGAAGAAAGCCTAAGTTTGATTATACAAGCGAGGACTTTCTTTCTCTCGTGGAATCGTATGCCAAAAAGGGATTCACTGACAAGGAAATTGCTTATGCCATAGGGATTTTGCCTCAAACATTCTGCGAAAAGAAAAGTGAGTACACCGAAATATCCGAAGTCTTAGCGCGTGGGCGCGCGACAATCAATGCCACTGTAAGGGCTAAATTCCTTGCAATGGCTCTCGGTGGCATAAAAACCAAAAGCACCGTGGTAAGAAAGCTCCGTGATTCAGAAGGGAATTTGACGGGCGAAGATGAATTACAAGTTAGCGAAAGCGAGTTGGCTCCTAATTTGCAAGCAATGTCCGTTTGGCTGTACCACCATGATGAAGATTGGAGAAAGATTGAGCGCAAACAAGATGAAGACGCTGATATTCCAACAGACATAGAGCATGGCATCAACATTGATTCCTGGATTAAAGACAAGCTAAAATGATAGTACCTCAAGAAATTTACCATCCATTATATGAGGATAAGGAAAAATTTATAATTCTTATCACCGGTGGGCGTGGTAGCGGAAAGTCTTTCAATGCTTCTACTTTTATTGAGCGGTTGACTTTTGAAATGACTCCCGTAGAGAAAATAGTTCATCAGATTCTTTACACCCGTTACACGATGGTTTCTGCCGGTATGTCTATCATCCCCGAAATGATGGAGAAGATAGATTTGGACGGTACCACGAAATATTTCAAGACCACAAAGACGGACATAGTCAATAAGATGACTAAGAGCCGTATCATGTTCCGGGGTCTCAAGACTTCTTCCGGAAACCAGACAGCAAAACTGAAATCCATTCAAGGCATTACGACTTTTGTCTGCGATGAAGCGGAAGAGTGGACAAGCGAAGATGAGTTCGACAAGATAATGCTCTCCATTCGCAAGAAGGGTATTCAGAACCGGATTATCATTATAATGAACCCATGCGATTCCAATCACTTCATCTACAAGAAATACATTGAGAAAACTCACAAGCTGGTAGAGATTGACGGTGTGCAGGTTCAGATTTCCACTCATCCGAATGTGCTCCACATTCATACGACTTACTTTGATAATTTGGAGAATCTTTCACCGGAGTTCCTGAAAGAGGTAGATGACATGAAGGTGAGTAATCCTGAAAAGTATGCTCATGTGGTTATCGGCCGGTGGGCTGACGTTGCAGAAGGTGCTGTGTTCAAGAAGTGGGGAATTGTTGACGAGTTCCCGGCTTGGGCAAAGAAAATTGCTTTCGGGCAAGACTTCGGTTATACGCATGACCCGTCTGCTTCCATTCGTTGTGGTATCGTTGATAACGCCCTTTACTTGGATGAAGTGGATTACCGTACTGGATTGCTTTCTTCTGACATCATCAAGACTCTTCGCCCGTGGGGATTGAAAGTCATTGCTGACAGCGCAGACCCACGTTTGATTCAAGAGATACACAACGGAGGAATCAAGATATATGCCGTAGAGAAAGGTGCAGGCTCTATCAATGCCGGAATTGACAAAATGAAAGATATGGAGATTTATATAACCAAACGCTCGTACAACTTGCAAAGCGAGTTCAGAAAGTATGTTTGGGCAAAGGATAAGGACGGGAACTATATCAACGAACCGGAAGACCATGACAATCACGGAATAGATGCTGTACGTTACTATGTATTGGGTGAGCTTCTTGGTAAGATTCAGAAGCCGAAAGATTTAACAGGAATATTCACACATTAAAAATATAAACTATGCCATTGAATTTAGAAGAAATATTAGCATTGCCTGACATCGGGCAGAAGATAAACTACCTGAAGAAAGGTAGGAAGACTGAACTTCCCGACTGTTGTAAA